CTGGCCAGGGGATAACGAGATTGATGACTTGCTAGGATATCTGATCCTACTAAAGATTGCAAAAGAAAGATCTTCTAGTGAATAAAAGAAGGCTTGCTCCAATTAAGGAAACCAAGTTTGAAAGAATAAAAGAAATGCAGATTGGAACTAGGACCCTTATCTCTGGAGAGATTATTAAAATTGCTGGAGAGTACGGCTCAAGATTTAGGTTTGATAGTCTTGTGACTAATAAAGAAACTGGCTCTCAGTGGGTAGACTGCTTTGAACTTAGCAAGGGAGTGATTTCTGGATGGAGATCGTTTAAATCTGATAGAATTAGACTAATGCCAATAAAAAGGGGTAAAAAGAATGTCGACTGAAGATAACCTAATTGAACACCTAGACAAGGTTAATAAGGTCGTAGAAGAATACCTAAAGGGTAGCGAAGCAACGCAAATATCCAAAGAGCTTGACATACCAAGACAAAAGGTTGTTAGCTATATAAACGAGTGGAAGCAGATGGCTTCTGATAACGCAGCTATTCGTGCAAGAGCCAAAGAGGCTTTGGTTGGCGCAGACACACACTACAACAAACTAATTAATAAAGCTTATGAAGTTATTGATGATGCAACTACAACTGCAAACCTAAGTGCAAAAACTGCTGCTATTAAACTAGTTCTTGACATTGAGGCAAGAAGAATTGACATGCTTCAAAAAGCTGGGTTACTTGAAAACAAAGAGTTGGCAGAAGAAATGCTTGAGATTGAAAGAAAGCAAGATGTTCTTGTGAACATTCTTAAAGACATTGCTTCGGAATACCCACAAATACGAGACGAGATTATGCGCAGGCTATCTGCTGTTTCAAAAAACAAAGAGGTAATTACAATTGTCAGCGATGTTTGATGACTTCTTAGAAGTTTTAAAAGACAGCAACTTTGACGAGACGCCAGTTGATGCAAAAACATTTGTAGAAGGCGAAGACTATCTTGCTCAACCACCACTGTCAGATGTTCAATACGATATTGTCGAAGCTATGAGTCAAATTTATAAACTAGAAGATTTAATTAATTTAATGGGACAGGAAGAGGGTACAAAATATTACAAAAAGTATACAAAAAATGAGGTTATTCTTCAGCTTGGTAAAGGATCTGGCAAGGATTTTACGTCTACTGTTGCGTGTTCTTACATCGTATACAAGCTCCTTTGTCTTAAGGACCCAGCGAGATACTTTGGAAAGCCAGCTGGCGATGCGATTGATATCATTAACGTGGCGATTAACGCTCAGCAAGCTAAGAATGTTTTCTTTAAGGGTTTCAAAAATAAAATAGAGAGATCTCCTTGGTTTGCTGGAAAGTTTTACGCAAAGGCTGAGTCAATTGAATTTGATAAAGCTATCACGGTTTACTCTGGACATTCAGAGCGTGAATCTCATGAGGGTCTTAACCTTATCTTGGCAGTCCTAGATGAGATATCTGGATTTGCACAAGAAATTGGTGGCGGTAATGATCAAGGCAAAACCGCCGATAACATTTATAAAGCGTTCCGTGCATCTGTAGATTCTCGATTCCCAGATCTTGGAAAAGTAGCGTTGCTATCATTCCCACGTTTTCCAGGGGACTTTATTTCTCAAAGATACGACTCAGTGATTGCAGAAAAAGAAAGCATTGCCAAAACTCATACCTTTATAATGAACCCAGACTTGCCAGAAAATGCTGAGGGCAACTCTCTAAAAATTGATTGGGATGAGGACATTATTATCTCATACAAATATCCAGGGGTGTTTGCACTAAAGAGACCAACTTGGGTTGTCAATCCAACCAGAACTATTGACGACTTTAAATTAGCCTTCTACACAGACATTGGCGATGCAATGCAGAGATTTGCATGTGTTCCCACCTTCGCATCTGACGCATTTTTTAAACAGCGTGAGAAGGTTAGAGCCTGCATGACAATTAGAAATCCAATTGATTCCTCAAAAAGATTTGACGAAGCATTCAAACCAGATCCAGAGAAAAAATATTTTGTTCATGCCGACCTTGCACAAAAGCATGACAAGTGTGCGGTAGCAATTGCTCACGTAGAAAAATGGGTATCTGTTCAAGTCATGAAAGATTATGAGCAGGTTGTTCCAATGGTTATTGTAGATGCTGTTGTCTACTGGGAACCAAGAGTTGAAGGCCCCGTAAACCTTTCTGAAGTAAAGCAATGGATTCAAAACTTACGTAGACAGGGATTCGATCTAGGAATGGTTAGCTTTGACCGTTGGCAATCTTTTGATATACAGAACGAGCTAAAGTCCGTTGGTATTAAAACTGAAACGGTATCTGTAGCAAAGAAACATTACGAAGATATGGCAATGCTTATGTACGAAGAAAGACTAGCCATGCCAGCAATTGAGCTACTTTTTGAGGAGCTAACAGAATTAAAGATTATGAAAAACAATAGGGTAGACCACCCAAGGAAAAGCTCCAAGGACTTAGCTGACGCTGTTTGTGGCGCAATCTTTGGTGCAATATCGCATACGCCAAGGGATCAAAATCTTGAAGTAGATATCCACACCTTCAGAGATAGGCCCAAGACTCAGCTTGACACTGGTAAGGACAATGTGATACAATATAAGCCTATCCCGAAAGACATCAAAGACTATCTGGATAGTTTCGAAATAATCTAAAATAAGGAGATCCAAAAATATGACTTCGTTCAAGAAGCCACTAATTGCTATTGCTTCTGCAGTAGCCCTAGTAGGAACTATGCTAATTGCTGGTCCTGCCATTGCATCATCTGCTACACTAACGGTTGCTGGATCGTCTCCAGCCTCTGCAGGAACCTCATCTGCAAGTGCAATTGCACTCCCCGTCCCATCCGACAATGACGTAAGCTCTGCTGACGCACTTCGCATTTCCCTGTCTGGCGTAACTGCTGGCAGCAATGTTGTTGTGACTGCTACCAATGCAAAGATTGTCACAGCTGTTACTTCTGGTTCTACCACCGTAAAGGTCGACTCTGGAGTGTCTACAGCAACAATCGCAACTGGCACAGGAACAACTGCTGATGTTTATGTTTACACAACTACTACCGAAACTGGAACTGTTGTAGTTACTGCAAACAGTAACACAACAACGTACTACGTTAAGGGCACTGCAGGTGCTGCGTACAACCTAGTTGTTGCTGCTCCATCTGTTGCTAACCTAGGTGCTGCAGTAGAACTAACTGCAACTGTAACTGACGTGTTTGGTAATGCTGTAACTAACGCTAGCATTTCTTCCGCAGTAATTCGTGGTACAGTTGGTTCATTCTCATACGATGCAACTGACAAGCGTTACGAGGCAACTCTAACCGCTCCTGCAACTGCAGGCACAACGGTAATTGCTAACACAATTACTGCATCTGCTGTAACAGGTCTTGCAAAGCCAGCTACTGAGGTTGTTTCAAACATCTCTGTTGCAGACCTTGCTGGTCAGGTTGCTGTACTTCAGGCATCCGTTGCAGCTCTAAAAGCTGATCACAACGCACTGGCAAAAAAGTACAACAAGCTAGTAAAGAAGAGCAAGAGAGTTGCTCTAAAGTAATTTGAATAACGTTGGAAAGGGGGGCTAAAATCCCCCCTTTTCTATTTTTAAAAACTCTCATGTAAAGCTTTAAGGAGTGTTTTGTATTTTTAAAAACACTGTGCTATAATTGATCTCTAATCCCAACTCTCGAAAGGTAACATTTTATGTCCGATTTTTTCTCCTTCAGACTTCCAGTAGATTTTGTTGAAAAATACACTACTGTAGAGGCACCATTTGGTTTCAAAGACGCAGGAGAAAACTCCATTGGAGAAATTACTTTTGCTAGAACTTACTCTCGCATCAAAGAAGATGGAACCAAAGAACGCTGGTATGAAGTTTGTAGGAGAGTTATCGAGGGTATGTATTCTGTCCAGAAAAATCATGCAAAAGACAACCGCCTTCCATGGAATGATTACAAGGCACAGAAGTCTGCACAAGAAGCTTTTGACCGCATGTTCAATCTAAAGTGGACCCCTCCAGGACGTGGCATGTGGACTTTTGGAACCCCACTAACAATGGAGAAGAGAAACTCTGCAGCACTACAGAACTGTGCTGTTGTGTCTACAAAAGATTTGGATAAGAACGACCCAGGAGCTTTGTTTGCTTGGGTAATGGATGCTCTAATGCTCGGCATTGGTGTCGGCTTTGATACCCTTGGACAAGATAAGGCGTTTCCAATTCACGCACCAACTGAGCCAAAGGTGGTCTACGAAATTCCAGACACTCGTGAAGGCTGGGTAGAGGCAACAAGACTACTTCTTAACTCATTCTTAAGACCAAACCAAAACATTCAGGAGCTGGACTACTCTCTTATTAGACCGCTGGGTGCACCAATCAAGGGCTTTGGAGGAACTGCTTCTGGACCAGCACCACTAAAGCAGCTTCACGAACAAATTAGCAAAGTAATTGGAGGACGTGCTGGAGAAACCCTAGACTCTCGTGCAATTGTAGACATCATTAATCTTATTGGAACTTGTGTTGTTTCTGGAAACGTTCGTCGTTCTGCCACATTAGCTTTGGGAGTAGAGGGAGACGACGACTTCTTAAACTTAAAAAATGCAGAAGCCTTCCCAGAGCGTAACAGCTATGACTCAAACAATCCAGGCTGGGCATGGATGAGCAACAACTCTATCTCTGCTACTGTTGGCATGGATTACTCAAAGTATGTAGATCGTATTGTAGATAACGGAGAGCCAGGATTTATTTGGTTGGATGTTGCTCGTAACTACGGACGTTTGGCTGACCAGCCAGACGGTGCAGACTACCGTGTAGTAGGCTTTAATCCGTGTGCAGAACAGCCACTAGAGTCCTATGAGCTCTGCACCCTAGTTGAAGTACATCTAAACCGTCACGAGTCCAAGGAGGACTTCCTACGGACCCTGAAGTTTGCTTACCTATATGGTAAGACCGTTACTTTGTTGCCAACTCACTGGCAACAGACCAACGGTATCATGCAAAGAAACCGTAGAATTGGAACATCCCTAACTGGCATTGCATCATTTGCGGATGAGAATGGTCTTCCAACTGTTCGCAACTGGATGGATGAGGGGTATAACAAGATCCGTTTCTATGACAAGAAGTATTCTGAATGGTTATGTGTTCGTGAATCAATTCGTGTGACTACCGTAAAGCCATCTGGATCAGTATCCTTGCTGTCAGGTGCAACCCCTGGAGTTCACTGGGGACCAGGTGGGGCCTTCTACCTACGTGCCATTCGTTTGGGAAACACAGACCCAATGCTACACCTATTTAGGGCAGCTGGATACAGGTGTGAGGATGATCTGGTATCAGCAAATACTACAGTTGTATACTTCCCAATTAAGTCTGGGCAGAAACGTAGCGAGAAGCAGGTCTCTTTGTTTGAAAAGATGTCTCTTGCTGCAACTGCCCAAGAGTATTGGTCGGACAACGGGGTATCAGTAACCCTATCCTTTGACAAAGAAACAGAAAGGCAGCACGTATCATCTGTTCTTAATATGTATGAGGGCAAGCTAAAGGCTGTATCATTCTTGCCAATGGGCAACAAGGTGTATCCACAGCAACCATACACAGAGATTACAGAAGAAGAGTATGACTACTTTATTGGTCGCATTGCCAAGATTGACTTCTCTGCCATTTATGACGGGGTAGACAATTTAGAAGCACTTGGAGAATCGTACTGTACAACAGACTACTGCGAG